AGATTCATGTTCCGCTCTTTCAAATGGATCAAAAGCTTTGACAATTTCAAGTACTCTTGAATTAGGTTGATCGTTAGGATCAGCACCACATTCAATGCAATTTTCAAAGTCACTAATATGGTGGATGTAATTAAATTCACATTCACAATCCCAGTAGTAAGCATCAGTTATAAAAGCACTGGTTCCTTTACCATGAGTTTGAAATCTCATATGTCTTCCTCATCATTTTCCTTTGGATAATCTTTGGATGTCAAAGCCCAACCCCACGCCTCCTCTTCATCGTCAGTCTCCGTTTCTTCGGCAGACCCTAAGGGTTCGTAAAACATGTCTCCAACTGCCATGTCCCAAGCACTTACTTGTGTGACCAACAGGTCTTTAACAAGCTCATCAATTCTTGCTTGTGCAATCCTCTTGGCTTCTTCCTCGTTGTCAGCTACAACATCGACAAATCTGTCAAGAACCACGGATATTTGATAGCGTCGGAGTTTTTGTTGTTTAGTCATCAGAAATCTACCTCCTTGACATCTAAGTCTACAGTGTACTTGTCAGGTGCATTTAAATTACCATCCCAAATATAATCATCACAAGCAATTAGCTTTGCTTCTGCTATGCTTTGAGCTTCTATATATAGCTTATGCGTTTCTATAACTTTAACAATAAATTGTTTTCTCATATGTCCTCCTACATCCAAGTTATTATATATCCAAGTGAAACATTCACTAAGCCTAGTAAGATAAACGAAGCTATAGTAATTACTATAGCCCCGAATACTTTGTAAATAAAGAACCAAAAGTTATTATGCATAACTATGCCACCAGTTTTGCACGATAGAATACTTCAGGATCTGATATAACTTTAGCTACTTGCGCTGTTCTAAGCTTAGTAACATTCATCATACTAGATGTCTTTCTTTGAGAAGGAGCATGAGTAGCCCAATGAGTCAAGGCATTATAGACTGCCCAAAGATTGTTCTTCATAGAAGGAGAGTATCTATCATTGTATATATCCCAGAGGAACTGCCAGTTTTTATTATAGGGTGTTGTATCCAGATCAAGAACATCTAAACCTAAAGTAGTCGCAAAAATATTTGCAATCATATCATGATCAACAGGAGTATTATACCAAACATCCCAGAGTTCTTGTTGCTTAGTCATTACCTCCATTCCTGCAGTAATAATCCTAGCACCTTTCTCAATGTCTAAGCTTCTAGTGTGTCTAGATTTATACAGTGTTGCAGAATCATTAGTAAAGATTTGACCATTCATACATGCAGACTGCCTAGCACCTACTGATAATATAAAACTAAAAGAACCATCAAAGCTATTGGTACTCAAGAAAGTTAAAGCTGCTGTATCACCATCTGGAGTTTGAATAATCTGGTTAGGTAAAGTATGCCTAACAAAACATTTAGCACCGTTGGTATTTGTAATAATATTTTCTTCAATACCTCTAATGTTAAGATCACTCCGAGAAATAATAGCGCGTTGATTGTTAATCATTTCTTTGTGAGTTACTGGATTATAGTGAGGACCGACAACTCCAAGACATTCTTCAGTATCAGTCCGTACTATTGCTCTCTTCTTAACTTCATTTAATTTAACACCAAATGAAGTATCAGATGTAAACATTAAAGGTTTCATTGCTACCTCAAAGTCAGCACTTCCATAATCAAGATGATTAAGATTGTTAGCGAACATGTTTGTTACATTTTCCATAGTATTGCTCCTAGTTTCAAAGGTCATTAGTAAACTCTCCAGTTAAGTAAGTGTAGTGAACTTCTGATACATGATTACTGTCAATAAAATCTTTAGGATATGAGGCTGCTATCATTGAACACCATGAATTCCACAGATTTTCTGTACCATAATCTTGACAAATTGTAATGTACTGCTTTATTTTATTGTTGTTATTTAATATACCTTTCTCACTAGTTAACTTCTTGTTTAATACCAGTGAGTTAGGTTTGATGTTATAAGTTTTTATATTATGAACATCCATACAACCTACTAATCCTGCAGTAAGTTGGCAAACGAACCCTGCTTTAGCTAATCCCAAGCCATCTATTCTTAGAAATATCTTCATAAGTGAGTAGGCTTTTTCATAAGAAGTTAGATGCACAGAGTTTAAAACTGCCATCATTTGTCCAAAGATAAAGTGCTGATGCTTTACCATGTAGTTATAAGTAGATCTTTTATTACCCCAAATAAACTTAGAATTTTTTTGATTCTTGTCCATGTCTAGTAACATATCACCTACTAAAGACCACTTCTGTTGTATGCTTAACACAACCATCATGATAACTAAAAATAAATTATCTGGATTGCGTTGAGCAAATGCTTTTATTTTTGGGCTATGTGTTTTAAACATATTTTGTTTTCTCTTTAATTAAATTAGCTGTCAAATATTGAGTATAACAATTAGCACACCACATAACTTTGTAATTATTAGTAGTCACTACTGCTGTTGTTATCTTACATCTATGGCATTTATTATCAGGCATATGCTTCTCCTAAGTAACCTGCAAAGTTTCCTGTATGTTTTTCTATTACATCTATGTAATAAATATCTTGATCATTAATATTCATAGTAACTATCCTACAACTATGATGAGTATCATCTTGACATTTGATACTAGCATTAGCAGCTGTAATATCTTTATATTTGTAAGGTCTAGGTACTATATTTATTGCAGTTTTATATAATATTTTAGACATAACAATCTCCTATAATTTCAACAGGTTCCATAGTTTCTATCCATACTTTAGCCCCACATGACAATGGTTTGTCAGGACTATATACAATCTTACCATTAGTAAAGTTAACCTCATTACACTTTCTATTTTGTTTATAATCTTTCACGGTCAACACAGGTTTGTTTGCACCTTTAGCATTAGCTCTAATGTTATGTTGATTAACATGAATATAAGTTTTCATAGTATCTCCTAGTGTGTTTGTGTAACTCCTAATCCTCTCCTATAGTAATTAGCACCTTCTTCAATCTGTTCCATTGTACAACCATCTAATTTTTTACAGGCTTCTTGTATTAATAAATGCATTGCTACTGCACCAGACATTTGATGAGTATCAATAGAATCTAAAGCTGTAGATATAATATCTATGTTGTCACCTACTTCAGCAATAAATGTTTCTACTATTCCTTGAGCAACTTCTGGAGTTAACTCTTCATCTTTTTTCTTAACACTTTTTATATCAATAACATTACTCATCATCGTTCTCCTTTAATTAACTGCAGTTATAAAGCCATCATACATTGTTACTTCAGCAAAAAATTCTCTCTTATGCCCTGTTAAGTGAGGTCTATTACAACCTACTAACTTACCTGTAGGTCTATATTCCTCACCAAACAAAGAAGTTTCTCTGTAGTTTAAGCGTTCCCCGATCATACTTTTTAATTCTTTCTTAGTTGGGTAATCAAATATTAACATATTACATTTCCTCCATTAGTTTAATTAAAGTTTCGTGATCTATATTTTCCATATTAATATTCTCCTTTCCAGTTTTTAGGTAAGTTTCTTTTTCTTTTATCACCTGCTTTTAAAGTACAGTATTTACTAAAGGCATCCCATTTAGCACACTGCCAGTACTTATTATTTAAAAGTCTTTTGCCTTCTGTTACTGTTTTCTTTATAACTCCACAGGCATATAAGTCTCTGAAATACATCCACTTTCTACCTACATTAACATTATAAAAACGATGACCATTTTTAATATTAATATCTATGCAGAATTTATCTCCTACTTTGGGCGCAGTTAATTGTTCTTTATGTTCTTTGAATGTAAGATTGTTTATAACTTTAGTCATATAATCCTTCCTTAACAAAGTCTACTTTAAAATCTGTCGCTTGTAATTTCTGGACATTCTCAATAGTAAAATGAGTTCTATTGTCACCCAATATTCTAAGTATCCGATGAGCATACATGTTGACAGGTTTAAATTTATCTAGTCTATTATTCCAATAGATCTTTTTAACTAAAATTGTTTTCTCAATTACATTAGAATCTTCCATAGTTATCTCCTGTTATAATTCTTTGGGTAAGTATCTTGCCACCAAGTCCACTCAGGCATACTTCTAGTCTCTGAAGTAACTTCTTGTACTTCACCTCCTGATTTAAAGAACTCAGCAATTTGAGAATTAATATCAAGCGCGGTCAACTCAGGTTTATATTGTTTAACACTTGATACTTTACTTTTATTAGCCATCAAATGACATACACCATTGATAGTTAAAGCTTTATTATTATCTCTCTTAGTTCGTAAGTCCATAGCATCTCCTTAGATAGTTTAATGTTAACACAAAGCATAACATAACACAAAATAAAATCACGGTCATCTGTAGGCCAAATGGTATTACCTTATAAAATTTTATAATTTGCCAAGCCCTCCGTTGTTCGCTGTCGTATTTTTAAATGTAAAAGAAAAACTATTTTGTTGTTCTGCTCCTTAAAATAAAAAATCTTTCTCACCAAAGGGACGAAAGGTTTTTTATGCGCTGCAGATGTAACAACAAAATAGTTTTTATTTTTAATAACCTTTTATAATATAAATTTCTATAAATAAAAAAAATCCCCACTTAAAAAGCAGGGATTCTTTGTAGTGAGAAGCTTACTTGGTAAGCTCTTGAAGCGTTAGGCCTTTGCCGTAACTCCAGAAACTGTCCATGACTTCTTTCTTTAGCTTTACTTTGTTACCTTTTATCTTCTTCGGATTAGAAAATATCTGGAAGAATGCTTTACCGGAGATTGTGTTATCTTTGGAAACCTTTCCAATTATAGTACCTCGCAATCTGCTGTATATTCTTCCAGTATATTTTCGTTGAATCGTTGGATTCTCTTCAAGGAGTGTTGAAGTAGCATTGTAAGCTACGCAGTTAATCCATCCCCAACCGTTGAAGACTGCTGAGTCTTCAGAGTCTTTCTGGTCTAGCTTGTTATCTAATAATGATTTCTTAACAAAAGTTTCTATAGTCATGTACTGCTTATTTGGCTGTGTGTTCATGGTTATATCCTTTTAAGTTAATGTTATAAGGAAATTAAAGTTCCTCACAAAGTTTGGGACTTTTTATTTACGCCAATTAACTTAAAAGGATGTTCATAACCATACACAGCCGAGTAAGGAGTACGCTTATGACTATAGAGGCTTGAGTGATCATTATTAGATAACATGATCGACTTACTTAGACACATTCGGGGATGGATGTTGTAGCTGTTATACAATGCTACTTCAGCGCGGAACCCCTTTAAGCTAAAGAAAGATGTTATGTTTCTGGAGTTTAAGGAGCCTAACGCCCTGCTTAGATTATAAAGTTCTCTGAAGAATCCCTGTGTATAACAATGGGGATTTAGTCACTTATGCTTAGAAATTTATAAGCTCTTTTTAATATATATATAATAACTATTTAATATATTATGTTGTTGAATTCTTTAAAGTTCTTTGTAGCTTAATTGTTACTTAATAGACTCAAGAGTCTCTAGAATTCTCTGTAAACCTGATGTCAATCTCTGGAACTTTAAAGTCTCTGGAGTCTTTAAAGCATAAGTTCCTTACAGAGTTCTATATAGGTCTACTTTAAATGTCTAGATAGTATTCAATGACCTCCAGAGTTGTAAGGGGTACGCAGGAGGCCACTACCCCCCACTAGGGTATATTATAGTTGGTCTACATTTTAAAGGGTTCTAGAGTGTCAACCAGTTAGTCGCGGAACTCTAAAGTCTCTAAAGGTCTTCAGAGGAAGAGAACATCGTTCCCTGACCCTTTAAGGATTTGAGGGGGCTATGGGGATGTAGTGAACCCGGGTGGGTTATATAGATTATACACCTAAATTATCATTTTGTCAAGTATTATCGTTATTACCGCAGAAAAAGCTTGACAAATCGGAAAAATAACTGTATAATGTTGTATATTATGAAAAAAGAATTAACAACTAAACAGCAGACTTTCTTAGACCATCTTGTACAAACAGGGGGTGATCCTAAAGAAGCAGCTAGGTTAGCAGGTTATTCCGAGAATGGACACTGGCAAGTCGTACACGCACTCAAGAACGAGATTATAGACTTAGCCTCAAACATACTCGCGCAATCCGCGCCTAAAGCAGCTATGAAACTTGTGGATATAATGGAGTCTAATAGTCCAGTTCCTCAAGCTAACATGCGTTTACAAGCTGCCCAGACTATCCTAGATAGAACAGGACTAGGTAAACAGGAAAGGATAGATGTTAATCATAAATTAGAAGGAGGATTGTTTATACTCCCTGCCAAAGAAGAGATTATTATAGATGCAAAAGCGGAGATCGAGTAGCACCATTCCATTTGGATATGAGTTAGCACAAGATAATAAAACTTTAAAGCCTATAGAGAGTGAGTTAGAATCTTTAAAAAACATTGCTAAGTTAGTACAAGATGAAGTACTATCTTTACGTGAAGGAAGTCTTTGGTTGCAAACTGAAACTGGGAGATCTTTAAGCCACACAGGGCTAAAGAAAATTATAGCGAATGGAAGATTGGAAAAAGAATCCAGAGAATTATCTAACTGATGAGAATAATAACTTCGTTCTCAAGAAAGATGGTACGCCCCGTAAGAAAACAGGACGACCAAAAGGTGCAAAAGGTAGAGGGTATAACTACCACTCAGAAACTAAAACGAAGCTTCGTGCTAAACGAGCAGTTCGTAGCAAAGAAAAAAGTGCCACCAGACTTAAACAAAGATTAGATGCAAAAAGAAATTCATTAAATGCATCTAAAGAAACATTAAATAAATTAGATAAAAAGACGACTAATAAAGTTGTTACTGAAGATGTATTAGATCAAGTTCCAAAAGCTTTAAAAGAAGAAGTCAATAATAATGTTATCTTTAAGCCTAACAATGGGCCACAGACAGACTTCTTAGCAGCACCAGAGAAAGATGTTCTTTATGGTGGTGCAGCAGGTGGTGGTAAGTCTTATGCAATGCTAATAGATCCTTTACGCTTTGCACATAGATCTGCACACAGAGCGTTAATACTTAGGCGTTCAATGCCGGAGCTAAGAGAACTTATAGATAAAAGTAGAGAACTATACCCCAAAGCATTTCCGGGGTGCAAGTACAAAGAAGTAGAAAAACTTTGGAACTTCCCTAGCGGAGCCAAAGTAGAGTTCGGCTTCTTAGAGCGAGATGCTGATGTATATCGGTATCAAGGGCAAGCCTATTCTTGGATTGGCTTTGACGAGATCACTCACTTACCCACTGAGTTTGGATGGAATTATCTCGCTTCTCGCCTAAGAACGACCGACCCTGAGATTATACCGTACATGCGTTGTACAGCTAATCCGGGAGGCGTAGGAGCAACATGGGTTAAAAAGAGATACATAGACCCATATCCTCCTAATGAATCTTTTGTAGGGGAAGATAACTTAACTAGAAAGTTTATTCCTGCTAGACTAGATGATAATCCATATCTGGCTAAAGATGGTCGATATGAAGAAATGCTAAAAGCTTTACCTGCTACACAGCGCAGACAGTTGTTAGAAGGTAATTGGGATGTTAATGAAGGCGCAGCCTTTACGGAATTTGAAATAGATATACATGTTGTAACTCCTTTTGAGATACCTATTTCTTGGGAACGTGTAAAAGGTATTGACTATGGTTACGCTTCGGAAAGCTCTTGTATATGGGGAGCAGTAGACCCTTCGGATGGTACTCTTATTATTTATAGAGAATTATATCAAAAAGGCTTGACAGGAGTAGATCTAGGAGAAAGAATAACGCAAATGGAGTTAGGTGATCCTTACTCTGTTCAAGGCGTATTAGATACAGCAGCATGGGCTAGAACAGGAACAACAGGTCCAACAGTAGGCGAGTCACTTGTTAGAGCAGGACATAAACTAAGAAGGGCTGATAAGAATAGAATACAAGGAAAAATACAAATCCACGAATACTTAAAAGTTCAACAAAGCGGAAGGCCACGATTGCAAATATTAAATACTTGTCCTAACCTGATACGTGAACTACAAAGTATTCCTCTGGATCGTTCTAATCCAGAAGATGTGGATACACACGCGCCAGATCATGCTTATGATGCTCTGCGTTATTTAATAATGTCTAGACCAAGAATACAAGATACCTTTAGTAGAATAAGGAATCTTCATATGGAACAGGCGTACACACCGGCTGATAGTGATTTTGGCTATTAATAAGGTTTAAATATGGCTGAAGAAGAAAATAGTTTAATACAAAATGCTGATGGCATTTACTTTGGTAAGGTAGAAGATGAAGAGGGTCTATCTTTAAACCTTGAGCCTGATTTAAATAATCGTCTTGCAGGATTAATTGAAGATAGATTTTCATCTGCTGAAATGGCAAGAGATGCTGATGAAGGTCGATGGATGACAGCTTATCACAATTATCGTGGGCTGTATCCTAAGAATGTAAAATTTAGAGAATCAGAAAAATCAAGAGTCTTTGTAAAAGTAACTAAGACAAAAGTATTAGCAGCTTTTGGTCAACTAGTAGATGTTATCTTCGGAGGCAATAAGTTTCCTATAGGTGTTACTGAAACTAAAGTACCAGAAGGTGTACCTGAAATTGCACATTTAGATATTAACAATCCTGTTCCGGGGATTGAAACTAGTACAGATACTAGTGGATATGATAATGTTACAGAATCAACAAATCCTTTTGATGTAGGCTATGAAGGAGATGGTAGAGATTTAAAAGCAGGAGAAACATTAACTGTTGCACCATCATTAGATAAACAAGCTGCTGATAGTTTAACTACAGGCCCATCGGCTAATCCACAAATTCCTGAAATGAAACCTGCTCAACAAGCAGCAAGGAGAATGGAAAAGCTAATACATGATCAAATAGAAGAATCTAATGGTTCTAGTGAAATAAGAAACGCATTATTTGAATCAGCATTGTTTGGAACAGGAATTGTAAAAGGCCCATTTAATTTTAATAAAACTTTAAATAGATGGTCTAATGAAGATGGTGAGCGCACATATGATCCATTAGAAGTACGTGTACCGCGCATTGAGTTTGTAAGTATATGGGATTTCTTTCCAGACCCCAATGCTACAACAATGGAAGAGTGTGAGTATGTTGTACATAGACACAAATTAAATCGTTCACAATTTAGAAGCTTATCTAAACTACCTTACTTTGATAAAGATCAAATAAGAGCTTGTTTAGAAATGGGGCCAAGCTACGAAGAAAAAGATTATGAGTATGAACTAAAAGACGATAATAGAATGTCGGATATAAGTTCAGCTAAGTATGAAGTGCTAGAGTACTGGGGCATTATGGATGCTGAGTATGCTAGAGAAATTGGCATGGAACTAGATGATAACGTAGATGACTTAGATGAAGTCCAAATAAATGCGTGGGTTTCAAATGGTAAAGTACTACGTGCAGTAGTTAATCCGTTTACACCGCACAGATTACCTTATCATTCTTTTGCATACGAAAAAAATCCATACAGCTTCTTCGGTATAGGTGTAGCTGAAAACATGGATGACTCTCAAAAGATTATGAATGGTCATGCACGTATGGCAATAGATAATCTAGCACTATCAGGTTCGTTAGTGTTTGACGTAGATGAGACTGCTCTTGTAGGTGGTCAAAGTATGGACATCTATCCGGGAAAAGTATTCCGTAGACAAGCAGGAGTTCCGGGAACAGCTATTAATGGTTTAAAGTTTCCTAATACTTCAACAGAAAACATGATGATGTTTGATAAGTTTAGACAGTTAGCAGATGAGCAGACAGGTATACCTAGTTACTCACATGGTCAAACTGGCGTTCAAAGCATGACAAGAACAGCATCAGGTATGTCAATGTTGTTAGGTGCTGCTTCATTAAATATAAAAACAGTTATTAAGAATCTTGATGACTTTCTTTTAAGACCTTTAGGTGAAGCATACTTCCAATGGAATATGCAGTTCTTAGAAAGTGATTTAGGTGTAGAAGGAGACTTAGAAGTTAGAGCTACTGGAACAGCAAGTCTGATGCAGAAGGAAGTAAGAAGTCAAAGACTAACTACGTTTCTTCAAAGTATTCAGAATCCTGCTATTGCTCCGTTTGTCAAAATTAATAAACTCATTGGAGAGCTTGCATACTCGCTTGATCTTGATCCTGATGAAATACTTAACGATCCAGAAGAAGCAGCTATTATGGCTCAAATTATAGGAATGCAAAATAATGTTGGACAAACAACTGGCGAAACGCCTCTCACTCCTAACGAGCAACAGGGAAGCATGGGAGGCGTTGCAGGAGCATCTCAACAACCTACGGATCTTGGAGCTACAGGTACTGGTGGGGGCAACATCGGAACAGGAAATGTTCCGCAGTCAGGGGAGGATCAATTCTCTGGAACGCCTAGAGCGGTTGAAGGATGAAGTTGAAGAAGCTAAAAAACGCGACACCTAAATACGAAGGTAAGTTTTGGTCTTATCCACAAAGAAAATTTTTATCATATAATGAATGGATAGCAGAGGAGTGGCCTTGTGGCAACGACAAAAAAGAAAAAGTCAAGAGTAAATGAAGCAGGTAATTATACTAAACCTACTATGCGTAAAAGACTTTTTAATAAAATAAAAGCAGGTAGTTCAGGAGGCAATGCAGGGCAATGGTCCGCACGTAAAGCACAAATGTTAGCAAAACAATATAAAGCCGCAGGTGGCGGTTATACATAGGAAAAGTTATTATGCCAATGGGAAAAGGAACATACGGATCACAAAAAGGTAGACCATCTAAGAAAGATGATAAAAAGAAAAAAATGATGATGGGTGGTATGAACAAAAAGAAAATGATGATGGGTGGTGGTAAAATGAAATATTCAATGGGTGGTGAAGTTACTAAACCTAATTAATTATGGCATTAAAAAAATCACAAAAAAGTCTAAAGTCTTGGACAAAACAAAAGTGGCGTACTAAGTCTGGCAAACCTAGTGCTAAAACTGGTGAAAGATATTTACCAGAAAAAGCAATAGCATCATTATCTAGTAGTGAGTATGCTGCTACAACAAGAAAGAAAAGAGAAGATACTAAAAAAGGTAAGCAGCATTCTAAACAGCCTAGAAAAGTAGCTAAAAAAACTAGAAGCTATAGGAAAGCATAATATGAAAGTTAAAGCTCCTGCAGGTCATCATTGGATGAAACAAAAAAACGGTGGCTATAAACTGATGAAACATACTGGTAAGTTTGTTCCGCATAAAGGAGCTACTTTAAATGCTTCTTTTGAAATTCAGAAATCTCACGGTAAATAATTATGGCTAAAAATTCTAGGCGCAATAGACAACGTAAGAAAAAAATGAGTAATGTAATGCTAGTACCTCCTGAAAGAGAAATGTATGCAGAAGGTGGTAAACTACCAGACTTAACTGGTGATGGGAAAGTAACACAAGCTGATGTCCTTAAAGGGCGTGGTGTATTTCAAGAGGGTGGTGAAGTTCCAGTAGATACTTATCCTAATATACCGCCAGAAGAAATGGCAGCAGCACAAGCTTCACAACTTCCAGATGAACAAATGGAAGAAGATTATGTAGAGTTCGTAATGAATGAAGCTTTAGATCAAGAAGAACAAATGTATTTAATGAATGCTTTAGAAGGCGATCCTCAACTTAGTATGATTTTTGACAAAGTTGTAGATACGGCTTCTGAGTTTACTGGCTCTGGAGAAGTTGCAGGGCCGGGAACAGGAGTCTCAGATTCAATACCTGCCAGATTATCTGACGGTGAATTTGTGATGACTAGAAAGGCCACTGATCAAATAGGTGCAGACAGACTTCAAACAATGATGGACGAAGCTGAACGTGCTTATGATGGTGGTTTAATGAGAAAAGACGAAGACACTGATATAGAAGACAACATGAATAAAGTAATGATGACTGCTAATCAAATGCCTAGTCTTAATATTCGACAACGATAACGGCTACCTTGAAGTAAAAGCACCATTTTGAATTATCCGTACAAATAATTCATTGTAATGGCTACCTTTTAAAACTTACAAGCCCCGTGGAGGAAGTACAATGACTGAAGTACAAACTAATCCTGTGGAGGAAAAAGCACCTAATCCTTATAATGCAAAGAAATCATGGCATACTCCTGATAGACCAAGAACGGAAAATGCTGATGGTTTGTTTTATGCACCATCTCCTGAACAACAGGCTACGCCTTCTGAAGAAGAAACAGAAAAGCCCCCTGCTAAAAGTTCTAAAGATGTTAATTATAAGAAAAGGTATGACGATCTAAAGAAACATTACGATAGTAAAATTTCTGAGTTTAAACAAAGAGAACAAGAGCTAGTAGCAGAAGCATCTGAAAACGTTCCTGCATATCAAGCTCCAAAGACTTTGGAAGAACTTGAGGAGTTTAAAGCAAAAAATCCAGACTTGTATGAAACAGTTGAGACTGTAGCACATTTGCAAAGTGAAACTCAAACTGAAACATTACGACAGCAGCTATCAGCATTGCAAGAACGTGAAGCTGATATTTTAAAGCGTGAAGCTGAGACAATGTTAAGAGAGAGGCATCCTGACTTTGAGGATATACGTGGTGATGATGCATTTCACGAATGGGCTAAAGAACAACCAGAAGCAATACAACAATGGATCTATGCTAACAACAGTGATGGAACTCTAGCTAGTCGCGCTATAGACCTTTACAAAATGGAAAAGGGGATAGTTCAGCCACCACAAAAGAGGCAGTCTAAAGCTAAAGAGCAGAGGTCTGCTGCTGACATGGTATCAACAAAAACCACAGCAGTAGATTCCAAAGCTCCTAAGATTTGGACAGAAAAAGAAATTGCTAGGATGTCTATTGATCAATTTGATCGTTATGAAGATGAAATTAAATTGGCTTTATCAGAAGGCAGAATAGCTAAATAAGTTTTTAAGAGGATATTACAATGGCTTATAACCAATCTGATCAATTTTTTGAACAAAGCACAGACACCAATGGTAACTTTGGTAACTCTGTGTCAGGTCAAACCAACTCGTTTTTCTTACCTTCGGTCTATTCTAAGACCGTCCTAAATTTCTTTAGGAAGTCATCTGTTGCAGAAGCAATTACTAATACAGATTACGCAGGTGAGATTGCAGCTTTTGGTGATTCTGTAAAGATTATCAAAGAACCTGAAATTACTGTGTATCAGTATGAAAGGGGTGCAGACGTAACTGCAACTAAGCTCACTGACCAAGAACTAACTTTGGTCGTAGATACAGCTAACGCATTTAAATTTATCGTAGACGATATTGAAACCAATATGTCTCACGTTAATTTCCGTGACGTTGCTGCATCTTCAGCAGCTTACTCGCTAAAGGATGCCTTCGATGAGGGTGTTATTGCGTCAATGTTTGCAGGAGTATCTGCAGCTTCACCTAATCACATCTTAGGTGCTGACAACGCAACTGACATTGCAGCAGGAACTTTTGATGGTACTGGTAATCTTGACATAGGTTTTGCTTCTGGTGAGCATGACCCAATTGATGTTCTTTCACACATGGCGCGTCTACTTGATGAGCAAAATGTTCCCGAAGAAGGTCGTTGGTTCTTAGCAAATCCAGAGTTTTATGAAGTACTTGTTCAAAGTTCTTCTAAGCTTCTGTCTGTTGACTACAATGCAGGTCAAGGCTCAATCCGTAATGGACTAGTATCATCTGGTAAGTTACGTGGCTTTGATATGTATAAGACTAACAATATTGCTGCTACTTCAAACGCAGCTGGTAAGTGTATTGCAGGTCACATGTCAGCGGTTGCAACAGCACAGACCATCACAAATACTGAAGTAATTCGTGATCCTGATAGCTTTGGCGATATAGTGCGTGGACTCCATGTTTATGGATCTAAAGTACTACGTGGCGAAGCATTGGTATCTGCATTCTACGGTATCGACTAATATTATTGGGGGCTGAAATATGCCCCCTTTAATTTTTAAAGGAAGTTAAAGTATGCCACAAATAGGAACTGAACAAACTCCTGTTAGATTTAATCCGAAAGGAAAAGTAAAAGTTGGTGGTGTTTATTTAAAGAATGAAAATAAAGAAAAATATAACGATAACTATGATCGTATTTTTAATAAAACTAATAGTAAAGTAAACAGTAAACAACTTGTGAAATAATTATGGCTACTACATTTTTACAATTATCAAATGAATTATTAAGAGAGTTGAATGAAGTAGTCTTAACTTCAGCAACTTTTTCTAATGCTGTAGGAATACAACAACATGCTAAAGATTGTATTAACAGAGCATACTTAGATATAGCTAATGAAGAACCTCAATGGCCCTTTTTAGCTACAGGTGAAAGTGGAGCTACTGATCCTATGTATGGTAATGTTTCTGTAGATACCACAGCAGGAACTAGATGGTACGAATTAAAAGCTGCTAGTTCATCTGTTAAAGATGATTATGGGTCTATTGATTGGGATAATTTTTATTTAACAACAGTAGGAGTAAGCGGTGAAGTAGCTCCTTATGTTTCTAAAAATTTAAGATTTATTACAATAGAACAATGGAAAGATTTTAGACGTACATCTGAAAATGCAGATGATGCTGATCAGGCAGTAGGCGGTGAACCTCGCTTTGTTATTAGAAGCCCTGATGCAAGAAAGTTTGGGTTAAGCCCAATACCTGATCAAGTTTATAAAGTTTGGTTTTTTGCTTATGATTTACCAACAGAACTAGATGCACATGACGATACTATAGTTTTTCCTGATGTATATAAAACAGTAATATTATCTAAAGCTAGATACTATACACATCAATTTAAAGACAACCCTCAAATGGCAGCTTTTGCTTTAGAAGATTTTAAGAAAGGGTTAAGAAGCATGAGAGAAAATTTAATAGGTACTGCCCCTATATACATGTCTGATGATAGAGTAAGGTTTGATTAACTATGCAAGCATTTGGATTATCTTGTCAAGGTGGATTAAATACTAATTTAAATCAATTTCAAATGCTTCAGCAGCCGGGATTCGCTACTGAACTTTTAAATTTTGAAGTTGATCCTGACGGTGGCTATAGAAGAATAAATGGCTATACGCAGTTTGGCGATACTAATCCTAATAGCTCTAATGGTATATTAGGTCTTTTTGTATATGCAGATGGAGTAATAGCAGCATCAGGAACTAATCTTTATTTTAGTTTAGATGGCTCTACTTGGCTACAAATAAATAAAGCCAGTGTAGATAGTGCAGGAGATAACCACACTACATTTACAGGTCGTAGTACATTAGCTAGAACAACACAAGGTCAAGTTACTTTTTCTTTATTTGAAGGTAATAGTTTATATGGTGAAGTAGCTATTACTGATAAAGGTTCTGGTTGCAAACCTGCAATATTTAAAATGACAGGAACAGGAGCATTAACTAATAGAACTTTTTTTTATGAAGAAGTTACTGTAGATGGTTCAGTATATCCAAAGTTCTGTACAATACATGATAAACACTTAGTAGTCGCAGGGGCAAGCACTGCTCTTAATACAATATATTATAGTAGTACAAGTGATATAAATAGTTTTTCAGGTAGTGGTGCAGGAAGTATTTTATTAGATGATCAAGTAGTTGGATTAAAAAGTTTCCGTGGTGACTTGATTATATTTTGTAAAAATAGTATTTATAAATTAGTAAATATTAATGATGCAGCTTCTATTGCTGTTGTGCCTATAACTAAAAACGTAGGATGTTTAGATGGACATAGCATTCAAGAAATTGGAGGCGATCTTTTATTTCTAAGCCCAGACGGTTTACGTTTGGTTGCAGGTACAGCGCGTATTGGTGACGTAGAGTTAAGTTCTGTTTCTAGACAAATTCAATCTTTAATATCTGACATTGCAAGTTCTATAAATAGTTTTATAATAACTAGCGCAGTACTAAGAAGTAAGTCTCAATATAGATTATTTTATAGTTCTTCTGTAGCAGCTACTTCTGCTTCTAAAGGAATCATAGGTACTATAACACCACAAGGTTTTGAATGGTCAGAAACAGAAGGAATACAAGCACACGGTTTTACATCAGGTCTTAATAGTGATAGTGTAGAAAAAATATATCATGGTGATAAAGATGGTTATGTTTATAATCATAATACAGGAAATGATTTTAATCCTACAGGAACTCAAACAAGTATTAAAGCTAGATACAAAACACCTAATTTAGATTTTGGTGATGCAGGAACATTAAAGACAATGCATTATGTAAAAATGTCTTTAACACCTGAAGGTTCAATACAGCCTAACTTAAAAGTTTCTTATGATTTTGATGATAATACTAAACCTCAACCTTCGGCATATCTTTTAGACAATGTGCCATTACCAACAGTTTTTGGCACAGCAGTATTTGGTACAGGAATATTTGGAGGATCAACTGATCCAATGGTTAGACAAGCTGTACAGGGAAGTGGACATAATGTAGCTTTAAAATTATTCAGTGAAGATACAAACGCGCCATACTCAATAAATGGATTCTATATAGACTATAGACCTTCTGGTAGGAGATAATAATGGCTACAAGTTATACTAGACAAAGCAGTTTTTCAGATGGCGATACAGTTACTGCTGCGTTATTTAACAATGAATATAATCAATTACTAACTGCTTTTTCCTATGCAAGCAGCGGTACAACTGGTCATAGACATGATGGATCAGCAGGAGAAGGCGGTAATATACATACTATTGGTGATCAAGATTTTTTAAATAAAATTCTTACTACTGGTAATACTTGGGAGTTTTATGTAGAAGTTTCTAGTGCTGCTGTAAAACAACTTGTCTTACAAGATGGTGCATTAGTACCTCATGCTGATAGCGATTTAGATTTAGGAACAAGTAGTAAATATTTTAAAGATGCTTATATAGATAGTATTACAACAACAGGTAATGTAGGGATAGGTGGCAATTTAACAGTTACAGGAACTACGACTTTAAATGGTGGTACATTAACTCTTGGAGATGCTGCCACTGATAATGTTGTTTTTGGAGCAGATGTAAACAGTAGTATTATTCCTAACACAGATAGTGCTTATGATCTAGGTTCTTCTGGACAAGAGTGGCGCGACATATACATTGATGGTACAGCTTATTTAGATGCTATAAATTTTAATGGCACAGCAATTAGTGCAACAGCAGCTGAACTTAACATACTGGATGGCGTAACAAGCACCGCTGCAGAACTTAATATACTTGATGGTGTAACATCTACAGCAGCTGAACTTAATATATTAGATGGTGTAACAAGTACTGCTGCCGAATTAAATATTTTAGATGGTGTAACAAGCACTGCAGCTGAACTTAACATACTAGATGGTGTAACTAGTACCGCAGCAGAACTTAATGTCTTAGATGGTATCACAGCTGTTGTAGGAGAATTAAATGCTCTTGATATTGGTTCAACAGCAATAGGAACTGCTGTAGCTTCTAAAGCTGTAATATTAGATGCTAATAAAGATTATACTGGCATAAGAAATCTTACTATATCAGGAGATCTCACTATTAGTGGTGATGATCTTGTAATGGGTACAAATACTGCAGGTCATATTTTAGTAGCTGATGGCACTAATTTTAATCCTACTGCTGTCGGAGATTTATCTGAAATATCAACTGTAGCTAACGATGATGTTTTTATTGCAATAGATACATCTGGTGGTGGATTAAAAAAGATTTCTCGTAGTGCAATAGTGTCTGGATTAGCTACTTCTGGTTCAGCAATTTCTAATGTAGTCGAAGATACTACCCCTCAACTGGGTGGTAACTTAGATATGAATAGTAAAGATATTGTTACAACTTCTAATGCTACTATTGATTTAGCACCAAATGGAACAGGTACAGTTGTAGTTAAAGGTAATACTAATTCAGGTGCAATAGTATTTAATTGTGAAAGCAACAGTCACGGTCAGAAAGTTTATGGACAACCTCATTCAGCAGGAGTTACTAATACTTTAATGCTACCTGCAGGTGCTAATTCAACATTAGTATCTCTTGTATCTACAGATACCCTCACTAACAAAACACTAACCTCGCCTAAAATTAATGAAGATGTAGTAGTTTCTGCAACGGCTACCGAGCTTAATCTTCTTGATGGTGTAACAGCTACTACAGCTGAACTTAATATTCTTGATGGTGTAACTAGTACCGCTGCAGAGTTAAATACATTAGATGGTATTACCGCTGTTGTAGGTGAACTTAATGCTCTTGATCTTGGTGCTACAGCTGTAGGAACAGCAATAGCTTCTAAAGCAGTTATACTTGATTCTAATAAAGATTATACAGGTATGCGTAATCTTACAATTAGTGGAGAGTTAGATGCAGGATCATTAGATATTTCTGGTGATGCAGACATTGATGGCACATTAGAAACAGATGCTCTGTCTATTAATGGAACAGCTGTTACAAGTACTGCTGCAGAACTTAATATTCTTGATGGTGTAACGTCAACTGCAGCAGAGTTAAATGCTTTAGATGGAATTACTGCTGTAGTCGGAGAACTTAATGCTCTTGATCTAGGAGCAACAGCTATTGGAACAGCCATCGCTTCTAAGGCTGTAATATTAGATGCTAATAAAGATTATTCAGGTTTAAGAAATTTAACAATTAGTGGTGAGTTAGACGCAGCAACATTAGATGTATCAGGTGATGTAGATGTTGATGGTACATTAGAAACAGATGCGTTATCTATTAATGGCACAGCTGTTACAAGCACAGCAGCAGAATTAAACATTCTTGATGGTGTGACAAGCACCGCTGCTGAGTTAAACATTCTTGACGGTGTTACTAGCACTGCAGCAGAACTTAATATACTTGATGGTGTTACAGCCACTACAGCAGAGTTAAATTATTTAGACCTAGCAACACTGGGCAGTACAGCAGCTTCTAAAGTTGTATCAGCAGACGCTAATAATGTAGTAAGATTTACAGGTGGTATACATGAAGAAGCTACAACTGTTACTTCTTCTTCTAATGCGACTACTGTAAATTTAAGAACTGGTACAAATTTTTTACATGATCTTACTGAAGCTACAACTTTTACATTTAGTAATCCCCCTGCTGAAGCATGTATATGGTCACTAAAAATAATTCAAGACTCAACGGCCAGAGCAATAACTTGGCCTAATACAGTAGATTGGCCAGCTGCAACAGCCCCGACATTAACAGCTACAAATAATGGAGTAGACGTATTTGTATTCTTAACAATAGATGGCGGTACTATCTGGTATGGATTTACTGCCGGGCAAGCAATGGGTTAAAGGAATAAATTATGTCAGGTGGAGCTAAAAAGCTATTACACGCAGCAGCAGGTTCAGCAGCAGCAGGGGGTGATAATCTGTTTGTGGAAGATGTGTTCTCTAATCATATATACAAAGGTAATGATGGCACAAACCAAATTGTAAACGGAATTGATTTATCTGGTGAGGGCGGTTTGGTTTGGCAAAAGGCTAGATCAACGTATGCAGCTAATCATTTGTTGACGGATACTGTTAGAGGCAGAACTAAG